ATCGGACCTGGCCCCGCTGCTGCGCTGGTTGAGCCGTTACAGCAACTGGTTGGAGGACCGGGCGCGTCTTAACCGTTTTCGTACGGCTTTTCTATACCAGGTCAAAGCGCGTTTTATCAGCGAAACCGAGCGCCTCGCCCGCCAGCAGCGCCTGAACGCCAGCCCGCCCTCGCCCGGATCGATCCTGGTCACCGACGAGAACGAAAGCTGGGAAGTCATTGGTCCCAAACTCGAATCGAACGAAGCCAACACAGACGGTCTGGCGCTGAAGAAGATGATCGCGGCCGGGGCTGGTGTGCCGCTCCATTTTTTGGCCGAACCCGAATCGGCCACCCGCGCCACCGCCGAAGCAGCCGGCGGGCCAACTTACCGGCGCTTCGAGCAGCGCCAGGCTTACTTCTTGTGGCTGCTGCGGGATGTGCTGCAGGCAGTCCTCAACCGGCGCGGACTGGTTGAAAGACGCCGGCCGGGGCCTGGGCGGGTCGATCCACAGGCGTGGGTGGAGGTGCAGGGTGGCGACCTTTCGGCGCGCGATAACGCCGCCCTGGGGTTGGCAGGCAGCCATATCATGGCAACCATGGCCCAATTGCGCGACCGCGGGTTGATCGACGACGCGGAACTGGTGCGCCTGGTTTACCGCTTCATCGGGGAAAGGACCGAAATCGAGGCCCTGCTGGCTCGTGGTAAAGCGGACGGCACGCCAGGGCCAGCCGCCGCGCGCAAAGATGTTTTTCCGGAGGGGAAAGGCGATTAGCTGACAGAGGAATGAGATGAACGAGATAAAAGACGATACCGGATCATACGAACAACAACACACCAGCCTGTCTTTACTTGGGCGAGCGCAGTTACCCCAGGGCTTTGAGATCCTGGCGATCACGGCGGGGAGCGGCAACGGTTGGGAATTTGGGGCTGGGGTGCTGCGCGAATCGGTGCAATTGTGGGATGGGCGTGAGTGCTTTGTTGACCATGACCTGTGGGGGCATACGGTGCGCGACCTGGCGGGTATTGTCCACTCGCCGGAATGGGACGAAAGCCGGCAAGGGGTGAAGCTGAAACTGAAGCCGTTTGGACCGAGTGCGCCGGTGCTGGAAGCGCTGGGGCAAGATATGCTGGCGGACGGACCAAAACCGGACGTAGGCTTTAGCGCGGATGTGTTGTTCACAGCCATCGGCAAGCAGGTAGAAAAGATACTGCGGGTGCTGTCGGTTGATGTGGTGATGAAACCGGCGCGGGGTGGGGCGTTTTTACGGGCGCTGAACTCGCAAAACCGGCATTTAGGCCAGGCGGAGCCTGGAGTTAAAAAACCAATTGGAGGGATTGAAATGGACGAGGAAAGCAAGAAACCCATACACGAACTAGAGAAAGAACGGAGTGCGATTCGGGAAATCTTGGATGCGCACAGCCAGCAGCAAGCCTTGGCGGAAGAAGCCGAAAAAGCTAAAGCGCTGCGGGTGGAGATGTGCAGCTACTTGCTGGAGCAAGGCCTGACGGCTTCGAAGCTGCCGACCGCAGTAACCGAGCGGGTGCGCGGGCAGTTCGCCGGCAGGGTGTTCGAGCCGGCCGAATTAAGCCAGGCTATTGAGGATGGGCGCAAGCTGGTGAGCGAGCTGACCGGCGGGATGGTGGTTCAAGGTCCGGGGCGGATTCACGGGATGTATTCGAGCGAGGATAACCTTACGGCTGCGGTGTTCGACCTGCTGGGCGCGGAGCGCCCGAAAGAGCTTGGGGAACTGAAACCGGCCAAGCTTTCGGGTATTCGCGAGCTGTACACGATGATGACCGGCGACTATGAGTTCTTTGGCGGGTACAAACCAGAGCGGGCGCAGTTGGCCACAACCGCCAACCTGCCGGGACTGCTGAAAAACGCGATGAATAAATTGGTGGTGATGAGATGGCAGGAGCTGGGGCGCAGCGGTTACCGCTGGTGGGAACCGATTGTGGCGGTGGAACACTTTACCAGCCTGCACGACATCACCGGGGTGCTGGTGGGTGAAGTTACGGTACTGCCGGTTGTGGCCGAAGGCGGGGCCTACACTGAACTGCCGGTGAGAGACAGTGCCGAAGTGGGGACGTGGGGCAAGTACGGCGGGTACGTTGGCCTTACCCTGGAAATGTTCGAGCGGGACGAGACGCACAAACTGCGCCAGTATCCCCTTAAGCTGGCAAGCGCGTCATTACGGCGCATCTCAACCCTGGTTTCGAGCGTTTTCACGGCGAACGCCGGGGTAGGGCCGGTGATGGCGGATACTTTTAACGTGTTTCAGGTTGCCAATCATAAGAACCTGCTCACAACCGCCTTATCATCGGCAGGCTGGGAAGCAGCCAGCGCCGCGGTTTTTAACCAGGATATGGTGGTAGGGGCGGCGGGTGTTGCTCCGAAGCTGGCCCTGGACGCGAAATACATGCTGGTACCGCGCGCGCTGCGCTTGACGGGTATGCGGATTCTTTACCCGACCTTTGAGCGCGAAGCAAGTATTTTCTCCGACAACTTGCAGAAGGGTGAGTATGGGGATGTGATAACCGTGCCGGAGTGGACTGATGTTACCGACTGGGCGGCAGTGGCGGACCCGAAACTAGCCCCCGGGATCATCGTTGGGGAACGATTCGGCTTGCTTCCGGAGATTTTTGTTTCGGACAGCGAGACAAACGGAGCCCTGTTCACGAATGATGAAATCCGGATGAAAGTACGGCACTGGTGCAGCGTGTTTGTGGCAGATTACCGGCCGCTGCATAAGAATAATGTGGTTGGGTAGGTAGTTCACCACAGAGACACAGAGAACACAGAGATTTTTAATTAGTGGTCGAAGGGGGGTAGTCTCCCCAGGGCTACCCCCACAGAACAAAAACCTTTTAGATTAGCTTAATCGTGTTGCAGGTTGAGCAACGGCAAAGGGACTAAACATGGACATAACTCTTGGGGTGGATGTAAGCCGGTGGAATACCAGGATCGACTGGAAGGAACTCAGGAATGGCGGGGTGGTTTTTGCGATTGCAAAGGTAAGCCAGGGCACCCACGGGCGGGACAGGCTGGCACGAGCGCACCTGGAGGGAGCACAGGCGGCGGGGATGGTGACCGGCGGCTACCATTGGTGCGATCCGAACCTGTCCGAAAGCTCCCAGTTAGAAAATTTTGCTGAATCTGTGGAAGGGTTAGGGATCGATTTTGCGGCAGCCGATGTGGAACAGTATTGGATCAGTTGGCAAGAGTGGCTGGACAGAAACATCCAACAGATCGTTCGTCCGGAACGGATTAGCGAAAATGCGCGAGTATTGGCTGAAGGTATGGCTAAAGTGACCGGCAAGAAGGTGTTGATTTATACGCGGGCAACCTTTGTCCATCAATACGCCCAACCCATGTTGAAATGGATGGCAGGTTGGGATTTGTGGCTGGCCCATTACCCTTACCCGCGTGGGAGAGCAACACTAACTTGGACCGATCTATTGACCAGGCATATGCCCAGGATAGCGGGGCCCAACCTGCCGGATGGATGCAAAAGCTGGAAGATGTGGCAATTCAGCGGCGACCGGTTTGTACTGCCGGGAACGGGCGGCAGCCCGATCAATTTGAGTATGTTCAACGGCACGCTGGACGATCTGCGAGCCTGGTGCGGGATGAAGCCGGAAAAGGGGGAGGTGGGACCGGTGAGCGTTGAAGAAAAAGTCCGCGTGCTATGGGAGGCACATCCGGAGCTGCATGGGTCTTGAGGATGGGGGTGGATTTCGGTTTACCTTTTCGAGAAAGGACATAGAGCGATGGAACGGACCGTATGGGAACAAATAAAAATGATCTTGCGCAGCCGGAAGTTTTGGGTGTTGGTGGCTGCGGGAGTGGCGATCGGTGCGGGCTGGAGCGGTGGAGAACTCAGCGATTGGCAGGCGGTGCAGGCATTGGTTGCGGCGTTGGCGGTGTACTCGACAGGCGTAGCGATTGAGGATTCCGGGAAGAGGGTTTGATGTGCCCGGAGCGGAGTGTTAGCGGAGCGAGGCAGCGGAGTGTGCCGGTTTTAGGCGGCGGCGGGCGTTGGCTGCTATTAGCGTTTTTTGCTATTTGCAGCCTGACCGCAGCCGGCGAAGTCGGCGCGATCTGTGCGCCGGGAGAGCCGGCAAGGTAGCCCGTCGTAAGCCGTGTGCTGCCCGTCTTTTGGGCGGCACGGAAAACCGGCGAAGCGGAGCGGGAACGAGATACGACGAGGGCAGTAAGCGGAGCGAAGCGAGGAAACATGAGCGATGCCAATAGTTTAATCACCCGAATGCGTAAAGTGTTGGGGGATGAGGGCCATTTATTGTTGTGGACGACAGAACAATTAACCGAAGGGTTAAGTAATGCATACGCCGATTTCAGGATGCATGCCGGCGAAGCGTTGGTTCTGAATGGGCTGCACGGCGAAGCCAACCCGACCAATTTTTCGAGTTATTACTTCGCGTTGTTGGTGCGCGGAGCTTTAGGGTACGCCCTATTGGGACGGGCGGCAGAACGGGCACACGCCTTTAACTTTAATCAAGACCTGGCTGGGGCTTTGCTGGGGGCCGGCAGAGCCAATCTGGAGCAATTTGAAAAAGGGCTTCAAGACCTGATCAAAATGCGCCAAAAGAAACTGCAAGAGTCGGTTGACTCGCCCTACCCGACCGGGGTTGTGCCCGGCTGGGAACTGGACTAAGGAGGCAGGATGTACGCCTTGACATTGTGGACCGATGGGACCGGCGGGATTGCTTTACACGGGCCGAGTGTTGTTTTGCCGGTAGAAGGCGCGGTTCGGGATCCGGATCCGCCGCTGCTGGCCAACGGCAGGGTGGAAGAGATCGTGACGGTGGGGCTGAAGGGCGACGGGATTCAACTTTGGCAGCGCACATTGGATGAACAACTAAGTTTGGCCCGCGAAGGGCGGCGGAAAGTGTGGCTGCAATTGCAGCTCAGCGCAGGGGTGACCGCCTTGAGCTCGCCCGTGGTGGACGGCTGGATTGAATTGTTGGGACATCACACAGAAGCCAGGAGTTGGCTGTACCAGGGGCTTAAACTGCACCTGGTGCGTGAAGATTGGTGGCAGGACAGCCAGCGGACGCTGAAATTGCAGAATCAAAACGGTGTGGACCTGTGGAGCGGATTGACCGTATATAACCACAAAGACGGAACGATAGGTCATGAAAACTTTGTTGACATCAAGGCAAGCGAACTGCCTGGCAGTGCCGGCAGCCCGGCGACGGTGCGGGTGGAAGTGTCAGCCACCCCGGCAAGACGGGTGCAAGATATCCTTATAGCTGGCGGGGCAGACTTGTGGGACGCGACCAGCAGCTTGAACAATGTGCTGGAAGGTGAAAGCGGAACGGCGGGGACGGGTTGTACGGCTAACTCCATCCAGGCCGATGGTGGGGCAAGCGGGGGGAGTTTCCGCCGAATGGATTGGACTGCGACCAGTGAAATTCAGTTGTGGAAGTGGGACTTGATACCGAGCCGGTTAGGTTACCTGATGGGTAAAGCTTACCGGCCGGTCGTTCGGCTGCACAACCTGGCAACCACGGCGGGGATCTACCTGCGTTGGAGAGTGGCACGGCGGGACGGGGCGGCAGGCGGATTAGAACAAAGCGGCCAGGTGAGGGTGAGTACCAACCGGCGGATGATCGTCACACCGGCGGTTAACCTGCCGGTACTGGTGCTAGGGGGAGGTCCATACGAGACTTTAACGCTCGAGTTGTGGGCGGAGTGCGTGACTGTGGGGACAAAGAGGTTGGATGTGGATTTTACCCAATTAATGCCGGTGGAAGAGTGGGCCCACTTGCAGGCGATCGGCGGGACCAATGAGGGGTATGCACTGATGGTGAACGGGGACCGGGGGCAGGTGTACAGCGAGCTGGTGGTTGGCGGGGGCAGCCAGGCGGTGAGTCATGCCCTGGTAGGGCGGATGATTCATTTACAGCCTGGTAAAAATGCCAGAATTTATTTTTTATGGGAGACCGCAGCGGGGATGCCGGTGGATGAGACGTTGAAGGTGCTGGTGTACACGAAGGCCAGGTATAGGACGGCTTAAATCGAATGGACGAACAACTAAGACCAATTTTTTATCAACGGGATTTCAGCCCTTCGGTGCAGCCAGGCTTTGAGTTGAGGGTGGAGCGGCTGACTTGGGCGGCGGAAGGCGGTCCGGAAACAGCAGAGCTGCGCGGTGAAGCGGCTTACCTGGCAGCGGGGCTCAAATTTCCACAATGGGCATTGGATTATTTGCGCCGGCCGGTAGAGATTGTTGACCCGGGCGGGGAAGTGAGTTGGTGGGGGTATGTTGGGCGAGTGGAGGTGCAGAGCGGTGGGGTGGCAAGCATCTATGATTTGGACAGGATGGCGAATAGGGTAAGGGTGATGTACTGGCGCCGGCAGCCACAAGTAGAGTGGGTTGGAGAAAAGACTTTAACGCCGTGGGCGGAGAATCCGCGCAGCGTGGCACAATACGGTCGAAAAGAGCGGGTGTATTTTTTGCCATCGATCGAGGAAGCCCAGGCACTGGCAGCGCGCACCAGTTGGCTTAACAAGGTTGGGGAGCCGTATGCAGAAGTGGAAGCCGGCCCTGTGGATACCTACCCGCCGCAGCCCTCCCCAGGCCTTTATACTACAAGCGGTGGTGAGGTGAAAAGCCAGGACAAGGTGCAAGTGCGAATGATCTGCCGGGGGTGGTACTCGACCTTGGGGTGGATTTATCCGGAAGTTAATACCGGTTTCGAAGGGTTTACCAAGCCGGCGCAAACCATCGCCCGGATGGGGCAATCGAGTACAAGCAACGCCCAAATAGCCCAAAGCTTTAGACTGAGTTATGGGCCAACGCTTCTGCGAGAAGTGGTTGTTGACCTCAAACAAATCGGGGTCAATACCGACAACGTGGTGATGGATCTGTGCGCAGACAGCGCCGGAGTTCCCGGAACGGTTCTGGCCAGCGTGAGCGTGGCGGCCAGCGCGATCAGTGGCGGGCGCTGGAATGTGCGTTTTGTATTTTCATCCCCGGTGACCGTTCAAGCCAGTACAACCTATTGGATTCGGTTGAGCCGGAGCGGGGCGGTAAACGCCAGCAATCACTACAATGCGTTTATGGAGGCGACCAACAGCTATACCGATGGAAAGCACATGACCTGGAATGGTACGGCCTGGGTGGATGTACTGGCAGGGTTGGCGGATCTCAACTTTTACACGGTGGCACTTTCGGAGCGGGCGACCAGAATTAGCGTAATGAGCGGGGCAAGCTGGGGCGGTCAATTTTTGAGCGGAGTGCGGCTAAGCGCGCCGGTAAGCGGGAATACGCTCCGCTTTTTGGAAGGATCACAAACGGTGCTGGAAGTGTTCGAGGAGATCTTCAAGAGTGGGGATACCAACGGGGTGCGACTGGTGGGGCGGGTGAATCGGGAGCGGGAATTAATTGTCGAGTCGCTGGCGGTGGAAGGAACCGCCGGGTATGTGATTGGGCAAGACGGAGTAATCCGGACCCTGAGCGGGCGCCGGGTTGGGGTAAGTGAAGATTTGGCGGGTAAGCGGGCCCTGTTGGGGCCGGGTTGGTTGGATGAAAGCGTTATCCTCTGGCGGGTGGAGTGGACTCCGGCCGGGGGCATCAGGGCAAGAGTGGAGCGAAAATAATGAAAACAGCGCCCCGCCTATACCAGGCGGGGCGTGTTATAATCCCTTGGTGCCGAAGGTGGGAATCGAACCCACACTCCTTACGGAACACGATTTTGAGTCGTGCGCGTCTGCCTATTCCGCCACTCCGGCCTAAAACTTATTAAGAG